AAAATATTGGGACATTCCTGTATTTGCAATCAAAGGAGAGGATAGTGACACCTATATTAGACATATTAATACCGCTCTTGATCATCGTCCTAATATTATTATTGATGATGGATCTGATGTAGTAGCAACACTCATCAAAGAACGTCCAGAACAGATTGATGATTTGATTGGAACGACGGAAGAAACCACGACTGGTATTGTTCGTCTCCGTGCTATGATTAATGATGGCGTTCTAAAGCACCCTGCGATTAACGTAAATGATTCCCAAACCAAACATTTTTTCGATAATCGTTATGGTACTGGCCAATCTACTCTTGATGGTATCATTCGTGCAACTAACATTCTTCTTGCTGGAAAGACTGTGGTTGTTGCTGGGTTCGGTTGGTGCGGTAAAGGAGTTGCTCTCAGGGCAAAGGGAATGGGAGCAAATGTGGTCGTCACTGAGATTGATCCAGTAAAAGCAATCGAAGCAACTCTGGAAGGTTATAAAGTGATGCCTATGGTTAATGCTGCTATGGTAGGGGACATTTTCATTACTGTAACTGGTAATAAGAATGTCATTACCTATAGAAATATGTACTGGATGAAGAAAGGTGCAATCGTTTGTAACTCTGGACACTTTGATAATGAGATTGATGTAAAATCTCTAGAAGAAAATGCATCAGAGATTACTGAGGTTCGTCCCTTTGTCAAGCAGTACAAACTTGATCATACTGAAATTGTAGTAATTGCTGATGGACGACTTGTAAATCTTGGTGCTGCTGAGGGTCATCCTTCTGCTGTGATGGATATGAGTTTTGCAAACCAAGCCCTTGCAGTTGAGTATCTGGTACAAAATCAAGGTCAACTTGCTCCTGGTGTTTATCCAGTTCCTGCTGAGAAGGATGCAGAAATTGCAGAACTCAAACTTTCCGCTATGGGCATCTCAATTGATAAACTTACTGAGGAACAGGAGAAGTACATCAACTCTTGGTGTGAGGGGACTTGAACCTTAACCTTCTCTTAGTGGACTTTAACTTTTCTTTTTAGTAAAATTACTCACGAAGTCTTTATTTTTACTTCAAACTTTTTATGAAACTCAAAAACTTTATTGCTATTGGTCTGGTTGCCGCTCCTGTTGCTGCATTTGCTGGACCTGCTTTGAATGGTGCAGGTGCCACCTTCCCTGCACCTCTTTATCAACGATGGTTCCAAGATTATGCACGAACTTCTGGGAGTAGGGTTAATTATCAGTCCGTTGGTTCTGGCGCTGGTGTTCGTCAATTTATTGCGGGCACAGTTGACTTCGGAGCAAGTGACGAACCCATCAAAGCATCAGAAATCAAGCAAGTGAAGCGTGGTGTCGTTCAGATTCCTATGATTGGTGGAACGATTGCTGTTGCCTATAACAAGCCTGGATGCTCTCTGAAACTGACTCAGAAGCAAACTGTAGATATCTTTGCGGGTCGTATTAAGGATTGGAAGGCACTTGGATGTGCTGCTGGTCCTATTCGCACCGTGTACCGTTCTGATGGTTCTGGAACCACTTTTGCTTTTACGAACTCTCTGGATGCCTTTGGTGGATGGACTGCTGGTGTAGGTAAGTCGGTCAAGTGGCCTACTGGAGTTGGTGGTAAAGGTAACGAAGGTGTTGCTGGAACCATTCGACAAACTCCTGGTTCTATTGGTTATGTGAATACTGGATTTGTAAAAGCAAACAAACTCCAAGCAGCAGCAATTCAAAATAAGGCAGGTAAGTTTGTTCTTCCTACTGCTACCTCTGGTGCTGCTGCTCTGAATAGTATTGCACTTGATAGCAACCTTGCTGGTGAAAATCCAAACCCTGCTGGTGCTGGTGCTTATCCTATTTCTACTTTGACTTGGGTTCTTGCTTATAAGTCTGGTAATGGTGCCAAGGCAGATGATATTCGTAAGGCACTCAACTATGCTCTGAGTTCCAAGGCACAGATGATTGCTGATGATTTGGGTTATGTTCCTCTTGCTGGAAGCATTCTCAACAAGGCACGACTTGCTGTGAACCGTATCGGTAGTTGATATTGGTGGGGGTTGACAACAACCCCCTTTCCATACTATTATAGATATTGATAAAATGACCACTAAATGAAAATCAATCTCTGGTACTGTAAAGATATGAATCTTTGGCGTTGGACTCTTACTGATGATCATCGACCAATAGTCAAACAGGAATCTGGGCAGAGAGAAGATTTAAGGGATGCTATGAATGATGTAGCAAACACAGTAGAATATCTTATGGGTCAGTTTTGACCTTATTGGGCGATTAACTCAGCGGTAGAGTGCCTCCTTTACACGGAGATGGTCACTGGTTCGAATCCAGTATCGCCCACTTGCATAAATACTCAAAAAAAGAGTATAATGGAAAAATTATTTAAACTATTAAGTGATGCCCAATCATCACTTTTTGTGTTATTCCATAAAACTTGGGCATTTCATTGGAATGTCGTTGGACCTGATTTTACACAACTCCATCAATTATTTGGTGGACAATATGAAAGTATGTTTGAGGAGATTGATCGTCTTTCTGAACATATGCGATTTTTGAATGTAAAACCATTAAGTTCTCTTTCTAGGATGCTTGAGGTAACTCAGATACAGGAAGCAGCAAGTTCTACGTCAGCAAATAGTATGCTTTCAGAACTTCTTGAAAATCATGAAAAGTTTTGTGATATGCTGAAAGAAATTTCTGAAGAAGCGGAAGAGCAGAAGTCATATGCTACCGCAAACTTAGTTCAAGATTTGATGGAGTCGCACGGTAAATTTATTTGGATGTTGAGATCTCATTTACAATAAGTAATTAATTTTGAAAAAATGGAAAATTTAAGAATAAGATGTCGCTCTTGTGGAAGAGAATTAGAAGGACATCACAGTAAAACTGTGACTTGTGGATGCCCCAATATGGCAACAATCCGTGGAGATAAGATTTCAGCTCTTGACTTATCTCAACTTGTTATGTTAAACTCAGTTTATAATAAAACAAAATCAACAGTTCTTACCAATGAAGATATTCAATGGCAAGAAGCACGTAGACAGCGTAAAGTTCGTCGTTTGGATTTTGAAGTCCGATAGGAGGATTGGCAGAGTTAGGTTTAATGCAGGGGATTGCTAATCCCCCGATGCACTTTAAGTGCATCCGTTGGTTCAAATCCAACATCCTCCGTGTGGGAGGTTAGCTCAGTTGGTTAGAGCGCACGACTGATAATCGTGAGGTGCCTGGTTCGAGTCCAGGATTTCCCACCTACAAGGAAAGGTGTCCGAGTGGTTTAAGGAACTTGTCTTGAAAACAAGCGTGTTAGTAGCACCGTGGGTTCGAATCCCACCCTTTCCGTTTATAAATTTAATATTTTTTTAAACTGTGTTACGTAACGAACACATAGTTGACAAAGTTGAATACCTCATTAGCATAACTATTAGTATTCAACTTTAAACCTATGGATCAACACACCTATGATAACTGGGTGAAGATCAAAGAGACTTTCGAACAGTCTGGTAATATGGATAATATGTTTTACAAAAGAGCGGTTGAAATTGTAAAAACCAGAAGAGATCCATTAGCAAAGTTCCTTGGAGATGAGAAGTGATGCAACCCCCTGATGAATTTATTACTCGTTCTGAAGTTCAGGAGATGATCGATGATGCTATCAGAAGACACAACCGTAATGCTTCTATCATTAGTATGTGCGTCGGTTGGGTGGTTCTTGCTCTATTTGCTGAGGGATTGTTGAGATTGGTTGGGGTTATTCCTCCTTTACTTCCTTTTCTTAAAATTACTTTAAATTAGAAATGAATAAAACTACAATCTATAATACACTAACAATATTCGGATTAATTGGCATATTTATTATTTGGGGATTTAATCACGCATACGTAAAATGATAAAATTTGTAGAATTTGTTTTAACTAATCAGGTTTGCTTATTTGTAATTGGATGCCTCTTGACAATTGCTCCAGCAATGGGTATAATGCTTATACACCGAACTAAATAATGGTGTAACGGGGTGTAGCTCAGTTTGGTAGAGCACTCGCTTTGGGAGCGAGAAGTCGTAGGTTCGAATCCTGTCACCCCGATTGCCAGTTCTTAAACTGGCATACTTGACTGAACACAGTCTATCCATTATAATACTAAGGCAAACAAAACAAAACAATGTCTCTGATCGAAAAATTCAAGAAAGATGTTAGCACTCTTCGTGCTGCTGCTAACGGTGATTTCTACCTTGATGTAAAGAATCCGAAACTTTATAAAAAGGTGCGCCGCTTCTACGAAAATGAGGGGGCGGTGTTCTCGGGAGAACCACTTGATGATTATGAAATTCTGATGGAGTATATCTCCCAGGATCTTGAAACTGTTGAGGTTGCGTAATGAAAGTTGTTAGGAAACCCACTGTTCTTCTAGAACGTTTTCCTTATCGTTATGTTCAGGTAGGTACATTAGAAATTAATGGCAAACCTGATTATCGTATTCAAAAAGTAGATGCTTATACTGGAAGGTATAGGGATATGTATCTTTTGGATAATGAAATGCAACTTATGACTGCTATGGAAGACCACGATTATACCTGTTGGTTAGATCCTGATGGTGTTCCTGCTTATGTCAAAGACTAGTCACGGATGGACTTAAACAGCACTGGTCGGGAGCAAACCCCTTACTTATTTTCTTAGTTTCTTAAAACTAAGTGGTGGAGTCAAATGACCCCTTATGAGTTTACGGCATCTCTCAAATGCCGTTGGTGCGGATGGGATAACTCCCGCCTGGTTTCCAATTTCCAGACAAAGAATTGGTGGCGAGCCTGAGTTACTAGGTGGGTTGCATAAACCCACCTTTTTTAGTATAATGAAAAAAAGTACTTTGCTTTATGAAAGTAGCATTAATTACAGGAATAACAGGGCAAGACGGATCTTATCTTGCAGAACTTCTTCTAGAAAAAGGATATGAAGTTCATGGAATTATTCGTAGAAGTTCTTTGATCAATACTGACCGTATTGATCA